TGCGCCGACCACGAGCATCGTCTGCGTGCTGAAGTCTACGCTCTTCAGTCAGAATCCGACGATCATTCCGGTCGCCAATCTGAACCTGCGGAATCAGGATGGAAGCCTTATCTACAACCCGAGCGATGTCGTCACAGTCGTGCAGGGAAATGACAACGTGATCTTTGTGTATACGTACACCGTTGGGGTCTACGTGGAGGCGATCAACTTCTTCCGCATCGTCTCTGGTCTTGGCAAACTTGTGTTTGCGAATTAACAATGGTGGTCATCACGTCTGCAACGTATGGAGACGAGTTTTCCAGTACAGATGTCCTGGGGGCGCTTCGGACGCGTCTTGCGAAAGGCGGACAAGTCCTCGTAGACTCCTCCTTGATTCCCATCGTCAGTCGTGTCACGGGACCTACATCCCTGTCCGATGCCGAAAAGGAGGATGCGAAAGCCAAAGCTGTCCAGGCCTGTGGAGGAACGAATGACCAGACGTGCATTGAGATGAAGACCCAGGAGTTCGCACGGATGCGTCTAGACGAAAAGGAGAAGGAGCAGAACACTCCCGCCTCTATCGTCAAGGGACGGCGAGCAACCATCAAGTTCGTGGGATCGGATGGTCGCGAGCGGACGGCGGTGATTCCCGAGGGACAGCCGATAGATCTGGAACCGAAGCCGGCGCAGGCGTTTGATATGGCCTCCGTCAAAGGGTTTGACTGGGGGTCGGTTGGAGGAACGGCAGCGAAGACCGTTCTCGGGATTCTCGGAACCATGGCGTACGTCGGAAGCGTCCTGTTGACCTGGAAGGAGTTCCCTCGGTATGGGATGTACACGCTGACCTGGATCATGACGGGAATTGCCGTTCTGATCCCGTACAGTGGGTTTGCGCTGTCCTTGGGAAGCATGTTCTTCAGTGCGTACTCCTCGCGCAAGGCAACCTACCTCAAGCTGATTGACGCACAAAGGATCTCGGGGTAGAACAATGCTTGACGCTCGCTGGGTCGTCGCTGGTGCGATTGTGGGGATGCTCCTGTCTACCGTCCTGGTTCCGCCGACACGGCGTATCAAGGTTCTCCCGTCTCCGTCCGATACAAGTTCCTTCCACGTGGACACAGGATGTGTTCGCTTCATCTCGGAGGAAGTTCCGTGTACCTCCGAACCCGACTCTCTGAATTTGCTCGCAACTAGATAATGGCCTTTGTGACCGGAGAGCGTGTCTCCTTTGCGATTCAGCGAGCCGCCCCCTTCTTCTCCTTCCTCATCGGACTGGGGATCTTTACGCTTCTCTTCCACCGAAGCTTTGCGTCTGAGAAGACTCCGGCACTCCCACTGAAGGACATTGCAGACAAGATTGTCCGCGTGGATGGGAAGTGCTACAGGTACCGCGTCGAAGATGCCTCGTGCGAAAGCTTGTCCTCGTACTAAAACAAATGGACGACGCGACCTCTCTGGATGCACTTCTTCCGTCCCCGCAGGGTCCTCAGTCGCAGCCTCCCATCATGCCCCTCCCCAGTGTTCCGACGCCCGGACACTCCGCGATGGCTCCCAGCTTTAAGCCGAGTCTCCCTGCCATGCGCTTTCTGTTTGCGAACACGACGCTGTACATCGCGATCTTCCTCGCGGGGGCGATTGTGTCGCTCTCAACGCCACGCAACCTTCTGCTTCAGTACGTGCCAAACGCCTACACGTCCGGGGGTGTTGTCAGCTGGACGGGGGCTGCTATCCTCGGCGCTGCGACGGTTGTCCTCACGAATCTGCTGAATACATTTCTCTCGGGCTTCCTTGGCTGAGAGTAAGGCCTTGAACACCTGCGTCATGATGCGAACCTTGTGGGCTTGAACCGCTCGGTCGGGATGTGGGTTCTTCGTAAGTCCGAGCAACAGGTTCTCAATCCGAAGAAGCTCTTCCTCCAGCCGATGCTCATCTAGAACTTGTTCAATGTACCCGGGGATGTCCATGGAAAATGGATGGGAACGTGACGGGTGAGGTACTTGTATACACGATGGATCGCTTTACGAGCCTTGGATTCTCTGAGCATGAGGCTAGAATGCTTGCGGACGCCTTTGAGGCGGTCACAAAAGCCGAGATGTGGGAGTACCTTCGCAGTCCAACGACTCCCGACGAGGTTGGATTCATGCTCAGCAATGCCATTGAGTTGGCTATCATCAACGCCGAGATGAAGTACCAAGGACACAGTGGAGCCTCGTATGCCTGGACGATGCGCCAGATGGAGGCGATCGCCAAGGGAGGGTGGGATGCGTACGCAAATCGGATCCGCACCACGAAGGCAACCACCCAGCTTCGCCACGAGGAGGCCATGGCAAAACTCCGCGCGGAACGTCCGTGCGGATGCCGTGCGGCGAAAGGCTATACGACAGGGTGGTGTGGTGTTGCAGGAGGTGGAGTTCCTGCGTGCGATCATTAACAGACAACTCTCCTGCGATAGATAATGCTGGTCCCCGTACCAGACTACCTGCGGTATCCACCCGCCTACTTCCACACCCGCATCCTTGTGGGTCCCGGTGGGTTTCTGACTCCGCGGTTCGTCTTTGAACGGGGCATCTCCCATGTCATCAACTGTGCCTTCCCAGGCGACAGTCCGGCATGGTACAGAACAAAATTCCCGATGCGGTATCGGTGTCTCGGAGCTCCCGACACGACACAGCACCGAATTCTAGACTGGTATCCGGCCTTTGAGGCCATCCTTCAAACCTTTTTGCGTGAGACATCGGGAGGGGTTGTCTACGTCCACTGTCAGGCTGGGATCAATCGCAGTGCCTTCCTCGCGCTGACCTATGTGTGTACCAAATTCCACATGGATGGCGAGATCATGCTAGAGGCGTTCAAACGGCAACGCCCGTGTCTCTTCCAAAATGCGGTCTACAAGGAGCAGGTGCTGACCTTCATAAATGGATGTCTTTCGCGTGCGGAGAATCCGGGATACGCCCTCCGGATCACAGACAGCCGGAACACTGGACTCAGTCCATCGGGATGTGGTACAGACGTTGCGCGATCTGATGACGAGTCAGGAGCAGCGACAGCAGGAACTTGAGTCCCTCCAGGAGAGGATCTCTGAGTTGTACGCGAAGAATGATCTCCAGAGCATCGTGGAGGCGACGCATCTCCAGACACGCGCGCGTGAGCTGGAGGCCGAGCTGTCGTCGTCCAATCCTGTGGAGGCGTACTACCTCAACAACATGGACTTGCTGGTGGAGTACTACAAGAAGCAGGACTCTACGGGGGTTCCGTCGTCGGCACCTGCGACGTTCCTGAAGTTTTTCGCCAACACGAACGGCGGGGATCAGGGTCTGACGCGCAAGCAGATGTACGATGAGTACATTCAGCGCATGAAGCTGTCTTCTGGACCCGAGATGACCCAACAGATGACCGAACACTGTCTGTCCTGCAACGTGGCACGCGAGGAGATTCCCTCGGAGGGAATTCTTGTCTGTCCCCGCTGTGGATCCGAGGAGTACGCACTGGTGGTCTCCGACTTTCCCAGCTTTCGGGATCCTCCCAAGGAGCGGAACAACTACGCGTACAAGAAGATCAACCATCTCAATGAGATCCTCAATCAGTTTCAGGCGAAGGAATCCACGATCATCCCCGAGGAGGTCATGAACGAGGTCATTCTGGAGCTGAAAAAGCGAAGGATTACCAACGTGGCTGATCTGTCGGAGGAAGACATCCGCCAGATCCTCAAGAAGCTGGGTCGTTCCAAGTACTACGAACATCGGACGCATATCCTCAGCCGTCTCAATGGCAATCCGCCTCCGACGATCACGCCCGAGATTGAGGAGAAGATCCGTGCGATGTTCCAGGAGATTCAGGCACCGTTCCTGCTCTACTGTCCCGATGACCGGACGAACTTCCTGAGCTACTCGTACATCCTGTACAAGTTCTTTGAACTCCTGGAGCTGGATGAGTACAAGGTGTTCTTCCCGTTGCTGAAGTCGCGCGACCGGTTGATCGCGCATGACATCATTTGGCGCAAGATCTGTGACTATTTAAATTGGGAATTTATTAGCTCGGTGTAGTTGGAACTAGGTGCATTGCTCGCTCAGGAAGGTTCTTTCTCCTCCTAGAAGAAATGGCTCCCCTTGATGCGAACATCCTCGTCCCCGTCCTCCTTTTCGTCCTCCTCACCCCCGGACTTCTCCTCGCCCTCCCTCCCGGTGCGAGCAAGCTTGTCCAGACCCTGACCCACGCGGTGGTCTTCGGTGGTGTCTACTGGACGCTCCGCTCCGTCTTCCCCCAGTACTATTGAGACGCCAGTTCGTCTGCGAAAACGGATGGAAAGACAAACAAGTGTCTCCTTGTAATGCCCGTCCTTCGGTTCCTTGACCTCTTTGCGGGAATCGGCGGGTTTCACCAAGCCCTTCGGCGTGTTGTTCCGTCTGCCGAATGTGTCATGGCGTCGGACATTGACCCAGCTGCCCGTGCCTCGTACGTCTCCAACTATGGTGTGGAACCTGTCGGAGACATTCGGACAATTGAGGATGTTCCCTCCTTCTCTCTCCTCT